AACATCCACAAATGTAAACCCTTCGAGATTAATATTTTTCCAGCTGCCGGCCCCGTCGGCAACAAGAATATCTACTGTTGATTGTCCGGTGCCGTTAACACCAAGTTCTGCATTGAACCATAGTTGCCCATTTACTGGACCACTTGTTGGAACTGCTATAGAACCAACAATAACTGTCAAAGGTGCCCACGACCCTGTTGCACCAGATGATTTTCTAAACTCAAACGAGTTAGTTACAGATTGCGGTGCTGCGCCGGATAGGACTGGCTCAATATACACCTGGCCATTTGAGCCTGCTGGATTTGTGCTATAATAGGTATCGGCTGCCGAATCATTGGCTAGTATCGGAGCCTCGACTTGGGCAAACGCTGCTAATGTTGTGTCCATTCTGCGTAGGACAAGATTTGCGCCTTGCGCCGCAGAACCAGTCTTAATCCAATATTCCTGAGTTGTTGTAACCGCTGTTAGGTCTGGCCACACAGACTGAATTGTTACGTCAAAGTAGGCTGTAACTGTTGCGGCCGATAGTGCAACCGAAGGTGCTGCCGACAATGTGAATTGTGTTGCGCTGTCGACAGATAGAATTGTTGTGTTAGCTGCAAATGTACCTGTACCTGCAGAAATTATCGGCTTCATGCCAGCCTTCAGCCCCGTTGTCGAAGTTGTTGTGACAACTGCACCGACTGATGTGCAGCTCAAGGCGGCCGAAGTGTACGCTGTGTTACCAATTTGCACCCAGGTCGTGCCATCCTTAACCCAATATGACAACGTGCCCGAGGCTGTTTGGAAAACGATTGCGTAGTCGCCATCGACACCATCTAACGAAACTGGAACATTTGAAGTGCCTGTCGCAAAATCATAGATGAATTTCGGTGTTACAGAGACCCAAATTTCGTTAGGGAAAACACCCGAACGTACAAACAAACCATAGGCGGAACCAGTCGATGATTCATCAAGCCAGTATGTCCCGACTAGTGCCGGACTTGTTGGCTCAACAGTTGTTGGCTCAAGTTGAGTTGTGTTGATATCTGCACGAACAACTCTTACTAAGTTAGACAAACCCAAGTATGAGTAGGCTGCAAGCAATCCATATTCGTTTAGTGGGTACCCATTTAACGATGTACCACTAACAGAATAGAAAATCGGATCACCAAATGTCTGAACTAGATCTCGCTGAGAAGTAATTGACCAAACCTTTCCGGCATTAGCCTTTGTTGTGCCTTCTGCTACAGTAGCTCCGTCGGGCGTCGATTTATCCTGCTGAGTTGCAATAAAAATTAGGGGTACTGTTCCAGGGCCGGCTCCCACCGAAATTGACTGATCTATTACACTTATCGAAACACCGGGACTTACAAGTATCGCCATTTGAAATTCTCCTCTGAAGAAATACAATTCTATTGTAAGTATTTATCAACAGTACACACAAAAACAAGTCAAACGATTTACAATAAATAAAATTAGTTGATACAGAGGCTTTTAGCAGAAAAATGATATTTTGTCTGATGCTATGATTATTTTTAATGATGTAAAAGATATTATAAATTATCTTTTTTAATATTCTTACCTCTTTTTGTTTTAATACTATATACTTCGTATATAGTAGTATTTGGTAATAACTTTTTTAGATACCTTTTTAGGACAATGGGCTGGATCATATACTTTTTGCTTAAATCTTTCACAGATATACCGGATAGATATAATTCTCGTAATTCATTTAATTGATTATCCGGTATTGATTTCCGAAGGACCCCGTATTGATTTGATACTACCTTTATATCCAACATTTGTTTTATGTAGATTCTTACAAACTCTTCGCTAAGATTATATTTAGTAGAGAGTTGAGAGATAGTCGTACCTGATTTATATAATTCAACTACATGAGGGATTTCGTCGATTGGTATTTTTCTATTAGGTGAATGTACATTATAATTTTCGTATATATAGAGCAATTTGGCAACAATTTGCGTAGTAATCTCCAAATTGTTTCACGATGACAATTAAATTTTACGGAAAGCTGTGTAAGTGAGGTATTCAGTTTATATAATTCGAGAACTTCTTTTTGAGAAAATAAAAGTTTTGAAGGTTTACCACCATATCCGCCTTTTTGTAAATTATATGACATGGGGTCTTCGACTGCGTTTGTTTCTTCTATAATTTTCTTTTCTAGTTCACATAATTCGAGTCGTGAAGTTGCAACATCGAGCGTTTCTTTTGTGAAATTTTCTATCCCATATTTTTGAATTGCATATCGAAGCATAACCCCACTACCCAAATATCCGGGATTGTTAGCTTCATCTTTCCCTATATACCATTTTCCATTAATTAGATTTGTGGTTTTATAGATGATTCCGTTTATTCTTTTATTATTCATTATGGTAAAGTAGCAACTTCATTAGAACCATTTTGGCACATTTTGCAATAATTTTCTTTCTTTTGCTTCAGCTATTATTTGTTTCATAGCAGCCATATCATTAAGGCAAGATGTTAACTCTGCAATATTTCTCCGAGATTCTAACAAAGTCTCACTGCCGGAAAAGATAATGTCTCTGTTAGGCCCCTCTATAATTTCCCTTGAACTAAATTCCATTACAATATCTTTTCTATAATGCCCCTTACCTGGGTTTGTAGATTTTCTAAAGTGCTATCGTTATTCACTACATAATCAAATTTAGCTCCGGCCCACGCCCATTCACTAAAATGTGCACCAGAATAGGTTTTGGTCATTGCTTCTTTAGCAAGAGAATTTCCCCTGTTTGCCATTAATGCAGTCTCATACCAGACGGGCATCGGGCCGCGGTCGATCCTAACCATAATGCCACCTTGATTTCTAATGAATTCGATCTCGTTTGGAAATCGCACATCACTAATAACAACATGCTGATCCGGATTCTTGCGAATTCTATTTTCTAATGTCATGAACCAAATACCTTCATTAAAATTATTACGAAGTGCATCAGTACCAATGAGTTGTAATGCAAGACGCGGACTAAAATTTGGAATATTTAATTTTTGTGCCCACCATATATCAGCTTGTTCTCGCCATTCACGGGACTCTTTTGTATCACCCTCAATCATGTGTCGTGGCCAATCAAACATCAACGCAACTGCATCTTTGAGACTAGTAGCAAAACTATCTTTTCTAAAATTATACTCTTCGGTGAGTTGGGTTGCTACCGTACTTTTACCACATCCAATAAAACCACTTATTCCAAATAGCATATGAAAACCCCTAGGTTAGTTCATGTAGTTATACAAAAACAGCCCAGGGGTTTATGATTTTGATTACTTAAAACTATCTAACCGATGATGAAGCTATACCCCTCACCGGATGTCACTAAGTCATGAAGCTGTTTCTCTAACTTTTCAATTTCAACTTGTGCTTCCTGCTTTAGCGTGGCGCCATTTAAGGTTACATTACCCGAAGGGCCCGGGAAACCTCCTGGAAATTTATCTCTAGCTTCACCGAGCATATACTTAGAAACGGCTGTAGCATAAGAACGCAACCAGGGGCCTGTATAAGGGTCGTTGATCAAATCGTCTTCCGATTTTCTTGCATAGACACGAACAACCACTTCCTCATCTGCCGTTGGCCTGCGAATAATCGTTAGTTTATGATTATTAACATCCCATGTAAAATTCAATTGACTTGCAAACATGAGTTCTGTTGTTTCAAGAAATTGATTATAAAAGTCCCAGGTTGCTAGGCCGCCTGATCTATTTGGTTGTAACAGATAGATGTTGTAGAAAGATGCATCAACTGGATCAAAGTTCACACCGCCGTTTGTATATGCACCGACACCGCGGCGGTATAGACGTCTCACTTCTTGCACTTCTTCAGGGAGAGTATATTCGACAATGTCACGTGTAATATGTAGAAAAATGTCCTTTTCTAAATTGGCTCCGTCAGACTGCTGACGTAATTTCTGTAGTCCAATTGTAATCGCAGTATTCAGGTGATCGACGTCTAATTCTACATCTACGAGGCCGGAACCGAGCAAAAGTTCAATTTGCTTCATCAGTAATACTCGTGGAGTAATTTGTGCAGACATATTTAGTCTCCCATTAATACAGTTATTTATCTGCATCAATGGAATTATATAATTCTGCTAAAGTAATACTGGACTTAGAATTCTTGCATTGGTTTTCATTTCCGGGAAGCATTTGTAAATTTCTCCAACTAGAAATTACCTCTATAGGGACATTATTCATAAATCCATCTTTAATACTAAACTTATGATCTAGGTGATATGCTTCTCTTCCACGAATAACTTTATCCGGGTTTATACTACTTTCAAATTTTCTATATTCGAGCTCGGAAACCAATCTTGCCTTATATGAATAATATTCAAACGGAGCCTTTAATCCCGGTGGGACTGCTGTTCCATTATTATATTTTGTATGTAACCCTTTATCAATAAATTCTGTTAAAAGTGCCACATTTTCCACGCCATACTTTTCGATATTGGTATTAACTACCTGTTGTTTTATTTCTGGCGAAAACATAGGATTTTCAACGCCATAATTATTTTTTAAGGTTTCTTTTGATTTATTTCTATTATTATAATTCTCATTGCCGTACTTCTCTTTTTTCGTATTCTTTATTCTTATAGATCTTTTATTCTTTTCACTATTGTCTACAAATTTCTTCGATGTGGTTCCGCATTTTTCCACTAGACATCGGCATTTATCGGCCTTATTGCAATAGCCGTATCCTTTTTTATAATTTAAGAACTTTAATTTATTTCCGTATTTACAGTTATCTTTTCCATTCAACAATAAATAAACTTTTTCATTCACTGACTCCACAGACGGCAATTGAATTTTAACCCATTCTAGTAAATCTTTGTCCCTTGTTAACAATCTCATGTAATTGTTTTCGTTTGGAAAAGAATCTATAAAATTCCTCAAATCATCAGTTGTTTTCATTCTTAGATATCAAAAAAAATTTACCTGGTAGGCCACCCTTTGCTATATTTCTGCCAATATTCTAATATTCACAATACTATGGATAACTATTTCATCTGGTACATTTTTCTTAAACGTTTGCTATATTAAAAATATGACCTAAGTGATACGAAGTTCTTCCACGGCTAAAATCGTTTGATTTCTACCAGGTAAATGCCAACTCTTTAATATTATTTATCAATCCTAAGAATAATGCAATTTTCATTTATTTTCCCAGATGGCGATATTCCCACAGTTGTTATTTCTTCCATAAAAGTTCTTAATTGAATTTTACTACACTTCTTAAATGCAGCGAGTTGCTCAGCGGGTTTACGTAAAGTCTTACTCATAGATTTCACCTGATTTATACATATAATTGAGGCCCCTTTAACAGACAATGTTCCGAGTAAATCATCCGCTACATACTTTATTAATTTACGGGTTTTTGTATCGAAACACCAAACAACGGTAGCACCGATAATCTGTGACGGATTCACACTTACAATACCTAACGAAGTATCTTCCTTCTTATACTTAAGTTTAGATACAAGTTTTTCCTGTGAAATGGGCTTCTTCTTACGGGGAGCCCTTTCTACCTTTGCAGCTTCTTGCATCATAGTGCACGCGCCGAGTAGGTTCTTATAGAATTGATTGAACTTTTTTAGCTCTGACTTCGCGAAGTTGGAGTAACCTTCGTTTAAGTCTTTATCCTTACCTTCTACAGCACGTTCAATATCAGCTGATCTGCGCTCAAAGATAGTATGCATGAAACGGACATGCGGGGCCTTCAAATCATTTGCCTTAAACAAGTTAACAAATTCTTCTACAGTCTTTGGATGTGCTATCTTACGAGCAAGATAGAACTCATCTATCCAACCCTCCACTTCCCCTGCAATCTCCCGTGTCTTTTCTCTGAGACGATCTTGTATTGTGGGAATTGGGGATATCGCATCTCGCAGTTCGCCGTCAACAACTTTTGGCGCGTTCTTTTTCTTCTCGGCGAGCCGGATTTCTTCTTCTTCGATAGTATTCTCCAACGCTGGTATCAGACCCACCATGATATCATCGGGGATGTCACCGGCATTATTGAGGACAAACATATATTTGCCAATGGTACCAAATCTGGCCTCATCGATGTCCTTAATGCGATCAAGAAGTGCATGTTTCGCATCTAATGTCCTTAGATACTTAATCACTTCTTTCTTCAGTTCAGCGGATGACAACTCATAATGAGCGTACATCATTGCACCCTGGTAATTAGACTTAAAATTCTTGTTGGTTTTTACCACTGTTGCCCAAACTGGTTTGGGCCAACTTGTATACGATGTAATAGTTCTTTTCTTACCTGCCATGTTAATATCCTTTTGATACTTAGTTATTTTAGCTATACATAAAGCAGAAATGCAACTAATCTTGGTTTAGTTGCATTTCTGGATATTAAATTAAGGAAGAATTTAGTCGTCTGCGAGTTTTTTCTCGTCGCGTTTTAACTTTTTTTTCTTGGTGGTGTGCGGGCCGGCGCCGCTTGTTTGCGCATTTTTAGAAACATAATTCCTAGGAGGTGGAGACTTAACTGCAATTTTCTTGGCAGTCTTTGCTTCAAACAATTCAAATAATCTCATACATACTCCGTCTAGAAAAATGCAAGGGTGGTAGCGAATCACCCCTGCACGACGCCTGTTGGCGTAACACTCTATCGGTCCTAAGGGTGTTATTATTATTTATCAATTTTATGAAAAATATTAGGATACTTCAGCTGCAATATAAGGGCATCGTGATCAGTTATTGTTACTAACCAAGTTTCCTTAATATTGCCAAATTTGGTAATTTCGGATACTAAAAGAATCTTTTCTATCGGTGCATCCTGTAGATTTTTCATCCAATCTCGGGTCGGATCCTCTGCATCAAGAAAAGGCCATACAGTTATGATAATCTGTTTTACATGCGACGCCTGTTTGCGATATAATTATTCATCAAGGTTCGGATATTCTCGGATCCAATTGGGTTCTTACTATGTACAGTGAATGAGAAATTTTCCGGCATAGAGTTTGTGTCCATGTCATATTCTATCAGAAACTTAGCAAAATCATACCCGGTATTTCCGTCTGTATAATGCGCCGTGCCGAGGTCGTGGTCGAAACTGACCACGTCGGGGAAACCGTTCTTAAGAACCCATTCTTTAGCTTCTTGCAAACTACGAACAATCTGCCAGTCGGCACCCCATGAACCTACTCCGCCAATAAGGACCCAGGTAACATCTCGCGGCATTCTTTCATCATCAAGAAAAAGGTACTTCATATTTTACTTTACTAGGTTATTGAGTCACCTGTCAATCGAATCTTCGTATTGGATAATTCTACTTCTCGAAGTATAGTCAATCGCTCGTTTTTATCATATCCGATAAATGCTTTCACATCCTTTGGGAAACATGCGCCACCATAACCAAATTGTCCGTCGGGGCCGGGTACCCGATTATGGCTCATTCCAAATCTCGGATCCGATTCAAGCATATACGTAAATGCTTTCCATGTCTCAGGATGAATATTCTCTCCACATGTATCCTGATGCAGTTGATATATCTGATTCATGAATGCTACCTTGGCTGCAAGAAAAGTATTTAGCGTGTATTTAACCAGTGCAGCTTCAGTATAATCGCAGAAATGAAATCTTGTATATTTAACATGGGAATTATTTTCATAGTATCCCCGTAACTCCTTACAGTCATGAAAATTTCCAGCCATGATTATAGATGACGGCTTTAATGCATCTTCTTTCCAATGACTTTCCTGTAAAAATTCCGGAGAGTAGATATATCGCAAACATCCATGCTTTCCCATTGTGTCATCTTCGCCGAATTTTACGTATAAATCGTCCACTATGTCAGGTGGTAACGTACTCTTGAGCACTACGAGACCATCGTATTTTATGTCTGCTAATTGCTGAAAAATGTCGTAGATTACCTTCGCATCCACGCTTCTGTCATCGAGTGTAGGGACATTGATTGCAACAAACGTGAGTCTTGGTCTGAATAGAGCAAGCTCTTGAATAGTAGTCTCGGAATACTTAGGATCTATGATGATGGCCTCAGTATTGTGCTCAAAGGCCTTGTGACATGCCTTGCCAACGAATCCATACCCGATTATTGCAATTGAATTTAACATTTCATTTTACCAAAAAAAATACGGTAGTGGATTATTAATCCACTACCGTACAAAGCATGTTCCCAGGTTCCCCACCTAAGATCCCTCATCCTGCATCACGGATCCTCCGCGGTTACATTCCCTTTATAGAAGGAAGTGCCGCCCCATCCTTATTAGACGTATGGTGGCTGTCGACAGCCATTGGTCCAGGAACGCTACGTATAGATTGCAGGTACTCATCCGACCCTATAAGATCACATGCTAAAACTATTTCAACACACCCATTGTATAATATGCTTCGCATTGAAGTTCTGCTAAAGCTTCAATCTTCTCATCATATGAAATATCGCCTGCAGCAGGCTTCTTTCCGTAGATTCTTGATGCTATCTTGTCAAAATTATGTATTAAGTCATACAGATTATTCTGAGCAATCTTGGCATACGATTTTGTTTGTTTCTTAATATAATCGTCGACGCAAACTCCTATCTTCCCCTCTTTATCGACCAAATCAACTAATCCCTTTGCACTGATTGAATTAGACTTATCGAATAAGTTACTAATCTCAATCGGTGTAAAAGTTTCGATATTTAAGTCAGCGCTTTCTGCGTAAGAATTAACGGAGAAAGCGAACAGCAGAGAAAATATTATTCTTCTTCTTCTCATAACATATCGAAGGGGCTCTGGGCCCCTTTCTCTTAGACTTCTTCGTCTGTGCCGGCCTTGACGATCTTCAGCTGCGCCTTCTTCTGGCGCATATTCTTCTCGACTTGCTCTTCGGCTTGTTCCAATGTTAGGTTCTCGAATTCAACCCAATCACCGTGGACACGTTGCAGATCGTACAGTTGTTCGTCATCAACTTCTTCATCGGCATCATCAACAGGCTCGGTGTTGTTACTGAACGGCCAAGCTGCCACCGTAGGTGTTACCTCCTCAACAGGAGCTTGCGGTGCGTTGTAATCGCCGACGACGATGGAAGCAAATGCGTCCTTCGGGGCACCATTAACTTGTGCAACCACTTCGTAAGCACAGCAACGGCCCTTAGCACCATTGTAGTCGGTCGGAATACTGACTACGTCTGCCGGGTTGATCTTCAGGATCATAACCGGTTGGCTACCACTGCCGAAGTGACCTAGATAGCTTTCGCTGCAGAAGTGCAGACCACTGGAGCAATGCGAATCGGGATTGTCGTCGACCAAATTGCGATCCATTACCACAGATGCACCAATACTGTTGTCAATAGTACCGCTGTGAATGTCCATATAATCTTCGCGAACACGCTTGTATGCAAGAAAACAACCATCTTCGGTAATCGGTAGGCTATTCTTTTCCAAAAAACCGTACACTTGGTCTACGGAGCGTTTGGACGGGTTTTCCATTAGATTCTCCATGAAACGCACCATTGGGTCGATTGGAAAACCGTCCTGAAACATTTCGATCATACGAGTTGCAAGTGCATTGTGGAGCGGCTTACCCTTCCACATAACCTTGTTATCTTCGATTGACACATAACCGTAACCAAAGTTGACAATAGCCTTCTTCGGCTCAACCAGATCACGCAGAGCGTCCCAGTCTTTTGCCTTAAGCGCATCGACAATCTTGCTATAAGCAATATGCGTGTCCTTAGAAATAGTGTGGCTCTTACCATCGATAACCAAAATCAGATTTTTTCCCTGCAAAAGATACGGAACTGCTGAAGACATATTAATCCTTTCTATGTTGTCTATAGTGTATATTTTATAATAAAATATATGATTTGTCAAATTACCAAGATAAATAAGTACAATTTGTGGGATTGATCTTCCCGGCTATCCTAAAGCCATCAAGTAGCATCAAGTATTGTTTGTTTGTCCACCATCGCGATATACTCGGCAATATCGGTCAGGGTGAGGTCACCCTGACCATCTCTAACAATCTTCAAAAGCGGATACTTCTTGTAGAGGTGATCTTTTGCGGCAGTAATCTTCTTCTTAACTGCTTCAATCTGAACTGATTTTCCGTAAGATCTACAGAGTTCAACCAATTGCGTTACATTCCCCTGCAGACGCGGTACGCTACCAACGTCTGCAACATATTTAGCATAGTCAGAATTTGGACCAACCATCTTTGCGACTGTGCTATTAGTATAAACTTTGGTGTAATAGGAGTCAAGCATCTCCGCAACAACCAAGGATGCGATGTGTGCATCAGAGATTTTTGCAGTTTCCTCCTTCAGTTTATCCTCAAACCAGACCCAGTTATCCAATAATTGGATTTCTTTAATACGGCTCTTTTGAACTCCTAGAATGCAAATATCCCGAATATCCTTGATACCACATTCATCCATCATGGATTTAATCCTGAACAACGGAATTGATTTTGAACCATCTGCGGACGTAGGTTCGCGGCTATTCAATGCCACATAATAATACGTTTCATTCTCATCCAATTCTTCACTGTATGATTCCCAGGTATACGAATCTTCATATCCTGCACGAGCCTGTGCCTTCAAGCGGATATACATAATGCCTTGAGTGGACACGGATTTCGTGCGTTCCCGTTTCTCCAATGTGCTAGCCTTAATAATCACCGGCGGGTTATGAAGTTCTGTAATAATCTTGTCGTATTCGACTTGACGAACTGCAAGATCTGGATCCGAGTGTGACACGCAATAAACTTGCACATTGGTTCTACTTTGACTGAAGTGGTAACGGGCACGGGATAGGCAGCCGGTCTTTAG